CGTAGGAAAATCCTGCGTCTCCGACCGTGACTGATCCGGGCGGCACATTGGTCATCACGAAATCGAGCGCGAAGAGTGCGCTGGCCGTGCTGCCTTTGGTGAGGATCACGCCTGTCTGCGAGTAGATGGCGAACAGGACGCCGTTGTTCGTATAGAGGCCGATTTCCTTGACCGAGTAGCTGTCTGCGGAATCGTCCTGCGCCGTGAGGTGGATCGTGCCGGGGACAGGCACACTACTGCCGCTTGGATCGAGTCGCTTGATCTCGGTTTGCAAGGCCGTGCGGGTGGCTGTGGGCGTGTAGCCTCCGCTTCCGATGGCAATCTTTGTAAGGGTTACTGGGCCGATGGCCCCGCCCACTTGGGCGATGGCGGCGCGGCCTGCGTTGGTGATGACGAATTGAAGGGCCATAAGTGTTAGTAGGTGGCTGCGCAGTCGAGCCGGTTAAATGTGGCGGGGCGGCAGATGCCGACGATGTTTACGCTGCCAACGAATGATTCGAGGGCTGAGAGGGTGAACGAACTGCGAACGGGTTTGACGGCTGCGACGGCTTTGCTGATCGAGTCCTGCACGGCCGCGGGCGTTTGCAGCCAGCCGAGGGCAACGATGAAAGTGTGCGGGGTTCCTTTTGGCGTTGTCTGCCACCACTCGCTGAGTTGCAGGGCGATGCCGAAGGAGTCGAGGAGTGTTTTGACAGCGGCGACGGTGCCTTTTTTGCGGTGAATCTCGGCAGAGTTCTTGATGACATTTCGCTTGGTTGCGGTCGTCCAGTTGGCATCCCACTCGTCGACGGATGTCGCCCAGGCTAACCATGGCAGAAGCGCCTCCGGGCAGGTGTCGGGATTCCAGAGCGAGCGGATCGGGGTATCAATCGAGCCAAGGCGGGCGGTGGCGAGTGAAAGGGATCGTTCTGGCGCTGTCGCATTGGACGGCAGGAGGTCGCGCAGCGAAAGGTCGGGTGCGATTTCCTCCGTTTCCGTGGACGGGATTTGGTAATCACCGTTTGTGCGTTGCTCCCACGAGGTGTTGAGAGCGATGCGGGTTTCAACAAGCTGGCCGGACGAGTTGTATTCCTGCCGCAGAATGTTCCAGATTAAATCCGTGACTGCTGCGGCGTCTGGCGCTTGGCCGTAATACCAGAAAAGGCCGTCTTGGTCTGACAGGTATTGGTAAATCGAGCGGCTCATTTTACTGGCTCAAGCCTCCGTATGTGAGATTGATCGCCGTGCAGAAGGGCGCTTGCGTGTGGTCGCAGACGATGTTGGCCGTGGGTGCGGCAAGGTTGACTTTTTGCACTCCGTCCACATGGAGAGCCGCAAAGATGGCGGAGAGGTTGATATCGTTGCCGACTTTGTGGTTTTGCGTGGCGAACTCTTGTGCGCTGGCTTGGGCTTCTGCCATGACGACTGACGAGTCGGGGCCGGGGAATGTGAAGATCGTCGCGGTGAGCGTGTAGTTCTGGATCGATGCGCCTTGCACGGTGACGGCATCCGTGAGCGGGCGGACGCTTTCGGCGTTGAGGGCCTGCGTGACATTGCTGATAACGGTTGCCGAGGGTGCGCCGTTGCCTGTGAGTCCAAGGACGGTGACGAGCACATTGCCGGGGGAGACGGTGGGAGGTCCGACGATGGTCGCGTGTTTGACGCCGGCCACTTTGAGCGCGTGATAGAGATAGCTTCCTTCCGGGCCTGCGGTGCTCAAGCCCTCAAGGGCGAGCGTGACCCGATAGCGAAAATCGGTGTCGGTCTCCATGACGGCCAAGCGCGGCGGGATCGCTGTCGGGGCGGCTGGCACGAGGACTTTGCGTGTTGTGCCGAAAATCGCGCCGAGTTGATCGAGGTCGCTGCCGGTTGCGTAGGCGAGCATGACGCCACGAGCGGCATCGTTGACCCGCTGGCGGATAAGCATTTCGCGGTAGGCGCAGACTTCCAGAATCTTAAAGGCTGGGTCTGACTCAACGATGGCGGTGAAAGCCGGATCGCGGGCTTTGAGGTCGTCCACCATCTCCTGCAAAATCGCGGCGTAGTCGAGACTCTCGACAATCGTCGGCGCGGGAAGGCTCGAAAGGTCGATGGGCGTGTAACTCATACGACCATGCCGTCCAGTGTGAGCGCGGTTCCGGTGGGGAGATAGACGCCCTCGAGCGCGATGGTGATCTTGCCCGGTTCGATGGCTTGGGCGATGACGCGAGTGATCTCAACGCGAGGCTCCCATTTACGGATCGCTTCGATGGTCGCCACATAGATTTCCACGATGGTGCCGCGATTCATCGGGGCGTCCACGAGGTCAAACAGGCGCGAGCCGTAGTCTCGGAGCATGACGCGAGAGCCGAGCGGGGTTGTTAAGATGTCCCGAATCGACTGCTTCAAATGGTCCAGCCCGGAAAGCGCCTTGCCGGTGTCGCTGCTCATGCCTCGCATGCTGGCGAATTTTAGGGGCGCGCTGGGGGGTGTCTTCTGCGGGGACTTCCCGCGAAGCGGTCAGAAAGGTTGAACCACGGAGGACACGGAGAGCACGGAGGGGATTAGGGATTTGGGACGGCTGTGATTGCTGGTCCTGACATGACGCCGCCGTGCGTGTGGGTAGAGAGCGTGATGCCGTTGGATTTCATTAGACCCGTCTGGTCGTAGTTTCCTGTCTGCGTGACATTGCCGGTGATCGTGATGCCGCCGCTGGCGATTTCGAGGGTTGTTCCTCCTACCGTGATTTTGACGCTGCCGTTGGTGACTTCGATTTTGCTGCTGCTGCCGAGGGTGTGCGTGATCTTGCTGGCGGTGATTTCGCTTTTGGCATCGCTGCCGATTTGGGCGAGGATTTTGGAGGCGGTGATTTCCGTTTTGGCATCGTCTCCGACTTTTGCGGTAATCTTTTCGGGCGTGATCTCGGTCTGTGCGTCGTCTCCGACTTTGACCGTTGCGGATCCTTCGGGGAGTTGCAGGAGGTGGGCGTGGGCTTCTCGGTCGTATTCGAGGATTGCGCCGTCTTTGTAGGTCGTGCGGCTGATTTCGGCTTTGTCGGCGTTGGCTGGATAGTCGTTTTTGTAGACTCCTCCGGGCATGACGTAGCCCGCTGAGAGTTCGCCGCCGGGGGCCATGACGATGACTTGCTCTCCGACTTCGGGGGCGTGCCATGTGCGGTCTTCCCCGGCGCGGCTGGTGAGCCACGGGAGCCATGCGCTTGTGTTGTCTCCCATCGTGACACGCAGGCGAGCCTTGGCGTAGTCGGCCTCTAAGACCGTGCCGGGTCGGATGGTGTTCGAGAGTCGGCGCTCAAGCTCGCCTATGCGGGCGTTGCTCATGTGGCGAGGATGTCTTGGATCGGCACATAGTCCGGCTCGTTGGGGATGCCGATCTTGGGCGCCCATGAAGCGTGGATGTCTGTGGGTAAAGCTCCACCTTCTGGCCATGCGGTTTCACCGAGGAGGCAGGTATGTTCCCACTCGACGCGCCAGACTTCGTATTCGGGATTCTCGGCGTCGAACTCTTGTGGGGTGGCGGCGATGAATCGGGCGGGCGTGACGGGCATTCCGAATCGTTGGCCTTGGAGGAAGGCGGCGAAGTTTGCTGCCATGAGGCGCACCGCGAATTTGTTACCGGCCTTGTAGGAGTAAATGAGGGAAGCGGAAAAACGGATGTCCACCTGGAGCTGCTGCGTTCCGACATCCGAGGGGTCGGATGGCTCGATGGTGTCCAACTCGAAAGTGATGGCAGGCACCTCGATCTTGTCGTTGAAGCGTGAATATGCGGCGATGGTTTTGACTGATGCGCCGAACTTGGCGTTGATCTTCTCGGCGATCTTGGTGTGGAGAACGGCGAGGTCTATTTGCTGAGTTGCCATTTTAGTTGGGATTCAAATTCGCGTTGCAGGCGTTCGCCGATTTCCTTTTCCAGACTGCCCATGGCATCCATGCCGGGGTCGAGGATGTTGACGCCTTCGGATTTTTTAATGGGCAGGCGTTTCTTTCCGACCCGCTCGAAAACATGCCCGCCCATTTTCTTGGAGATGAAGGCACCGGGGCGCTTGGCGGGGCCTGCTGTGACGCCGCTTTTGGTTTGCCGTGGCTTCATGGCCTTCAGCGGGATGTTGCGCAGGCCAGCCCACACGCGCCCGAGGACGCCATCCTTGCCCATGACTTCGACGCGCATCCTGCCTTTGATGACTTTGCCTGTCACTTTGGTCGCCTTGCTGATGCGTCGGGCTGCTTCGTTGCCTGCCCAGCGGGTGACGCGAGAGACGGCGCTGCGCATCGCTGGCTCGATCTGTTTTTGCGTTGCTCCAAGGTCGCGCCCGATGCGGTCGAGTCCCTTAGCTTCGATGAAAATCATGTCACTCATGCGCGAGGGTGACGGTGGCGAGGCCGGTTCCGTCTGGCTGGATTTCCATGACGGTGTATTCTTTCCCCTCCACCTTGCAGGCGGTTTCGCGGGGGATGCTGGCAACATCCGACTCCTTGCATTGAAATCGCGGCTGCGTGCTGTCGAGAACTACCTCGCCCACGGCGCTGTCGAAAAAGGCGTTGTCGA